GACTCTTTCGTTCTCGAGGGGCGTACTTTGATAAACAATAGTCCAGGTAACATACGGACTATTCAACCCTTGCCAACTAACCCATGGCGCACTGGTCGATACCGTGCGCTGTGGGGTAGTGTGAAATTGAAAGTGCTTCGTGCACGTTCTCAATCAACTTGATTATTATTGTGCCTACCCAGTCTCCCCCTCGGTTCAAGAACCCGTTCTCTGTTACGCATGCTGCGAATGCCTTAGCTTTGCTTAAGGTTGTTTTTCTCCGCTAACGTCGTACTTATTCTTTAAAAGGTAAATTCTGATGTCTGCCATTGGCAGTATCAAAACGGCCCAACCTGTGTCTCTTGCACTGATTGCGAATCGAGTTGATCCGACTCACAAGACAGTTGGAGATGCTGCGATTGGGGTAAGCCGTACGTATGACCCCGAAGGGTTTTCTCTTCCAGGTGTTGCACGGTGGGTAGATCGAAGTGGAGGTATCGCTATCGGCTACCCAGCTATTACGATGTCCGTACGACCGCCTACCAAGGCTAGTCGTGTGTACAAAGTAACAGTGAAGGTTGTCCTCCCGACTCTCGAGCAAACCAGTGCTTCAACGGCAACCGGCATTCAGCCGGCGCCGACGAAAGCATATGATTGCACGGGGATCATGGAGTTTTTGTTGCCTGAGCGCAGCGCATTGTGGGAACGTGATGCTTTGTTCGACACAATGGTTAGTCTCTTCGCAACAACGATCACAGCTAGTGATGCTGCCCCGTCTGATTCGACGGGATCGCCTCTCAAGGCTGCTGTCGAGAATTTCGATCCGCCGTTCTAAACAAACGGCTTCGTCATTCTTAACTCCGGAGGTACTATGCACTATAATAGGCGTAGTTCCAAGTTCCTTAAAGGACTTGTTTCCTACCGTGTTGCACCTGATTTACAAAATCAGGTAATTGCTGACTATCTTCAATCCCTGGATTGTCCTAGAGCGCTGGCTGTTTATCTCTTGTTCATAAACAATGAACATGAGCAGCTCGCAAATCTGGGTTTCGATCCGCTCCACTATTCTACTGTGGAGGCTTTAAGGGATGCTTACGCTGCTACAAAGTTCCTCTCAAAGTTTAAGGGGTTAACCCTTAGCTATGATTTGGACGATGTAGCCCTCAAGAAGTTTCTTACTTTTGAGGAGATGTGTAGGCTTACGAATTCTCGCTTTAGGAATTTGGCTTTAGACCCTTCATTCGTTGGGCCTAACGTGTGGCTGCTTAACGCAGTTACACGGAAAATAGCCTTTATCTTAGGTGAGTTTTCTTTTGAAGAATGGTTAGCATTCCCAGACTGGGGTCCTGGCGCCTCTACGCTGATAAAGCGTAAAGATGCTAGTTCGCAAGAAAAGTTCCAGTGCGAAACTGGAGTTACACGTGACCTCTTTACTTTGTTTCCACCTGACCTCATTGAGAAGATTTATCCTCGCTGGGGTCAGCATCTGAAATTGATCGGTTACCCGACGTTTCAGATAGGAAACGAGATTATTACTGTTCCTAAGGATGCATCAACTAATCGAGTTATTGCCAAAGAACCTGGGATCAATTTATGGTTCCAGCTATCTATCGGCAAAATGATTAAGCGACGACTCCTTAGGGCTGGTATCGACTTAACTGATCAGACGATAAATTCACATTTTGCACTCATCGGAAGTCAAACCGGTGATTATGCAACGGTGGATTATTCGTCGGCCAGCGATTCCATCGCTTCGAAAATGATTGAGGAAGTTCTTCCTCCTCAGTGGTTTTCTGTGATGGATTTGTGTCGGACCAGATACGGGACTTTAAAAGGACAGCAGCGACGATGGGAGAAGTTCTCCAGTATGGGGAACGGCTTTACATTTCCACTGCAGTCTCTCGTATTCTTCGCACTTGCAAAATCGTGCGTCGAATATTTACACATTGATGATCTAACTGTCAGTGTGTATGGAGACGATGTCATTATACCGACATCTGCTTTTAAATTGTTCTCAGAGGCGTCTGCGTTCTTTGGCTTTCGTATCAACGAAAAGAAGAGCCATTTTTGCTCTACTTTTCGTGAAAGCTGCGGTGCGCATTTTGCTTCTGGCCGTGATGTTAAGCCATTCTTCTTGAAAGAAGAGCTATCATCTATTCTGACGGTTTACCGTACTGCGAATGCTATACGCAGACTTGGGATTCGAAGGGGTTCAAAGCCCTTCGTTGACCATACTCTGAGTCCAGTATTCGATCACCTAGTCCAAAGCGTCCCTGGTGCTTTTCGCATCAGGATACCGGATGGCTTCGGTGACGGAGGCTTCATCAGTAACTTGGATGAAGCTTCTCCAGTTCGCTGTCGAAATCAGATCGAAGGATTTGACTTCGTACATGTGACAGAAGTAGGGAAATCCTACTTAGATGAGCGGCAAGGCTATTTGTTAGCCGAGCTGTGGCGCTTAGCGCGGCGTGACGAGGAATTTTCCCCGTCACGGGATTACCCGTCTAGACTTCAAGCGATTGGTAACATTACATCTCTGGATAGTGGGGTAAAGGGACGTAACTCCGTCTCTTCCCATCAAACACAGATGCGTGTTGTCAAAAGTCTAGCTAGACAGTGGCCGGACCTAGGCTGTTAGTTACAGCTTAGTTCGGTCAAGAGGTGGG